TTGGTCGCATATTGTTGCGTTTAATAGTTGACTTAGATTGAGCTGCATAAGCATTAATCATGCCAATTTGAGTTGCAGAAGCTTTGCCATACATAGGCATTAAGCGTTCAGCCAAATTCCATCTGAGAGCCATTGAATAGCCTTGTGGAAGCACAATATCGTCATACAAAGTTTCGTAATTGCTGAAAATGGTGGATGAGAACATATGCATCTCACCTTGGCTTGGATTAGGCCATACAAAGACGTTACCAGTATCAGCATTAGGATTGTAATAAAGGGCTTTAGGCCAAGGGCCATTCAAAGTCTTTAAACCAATTTGATTGTAATTATCCAAAGACAAAACAGCTACTTGGTAATCTAAACCACCATTAGGCACAGCTTGTCCATTTGACTGAGTGTTTACCCTTACATAAGCTTGATCAATAAACAATGGTTTTTGATAATAAGCAGTAAGAAGCTGAGAAGCTACTGGAGTTGGATAAGTAATGTTTAAGCGATAAGTACCAACTTCATTGACTTGACCACCAGCACCAGTAATAAACTCAACAATTTTAGTGCCAGCAACAATACTTGCGCCTTTTAAGGTCTGTCCTTGAGCTACTGCACCAGTTGTAAGGCTAGTAACAGTCAAAACATTACCAGCAATAGAGCCTGTAAATGATGCGCCAATATAGTTTGCAGTTGATGGATTAGGGCCAATGGTGTATTGAACCTGACCAGAGATCAAAGGAAATATGATTTCTGTAGTATTAAATACCATCATATCTTCATTTGACCATTGATCAATGAGGTCATTAAGCATATCAAAAGCATCTTGGGCAGAATCAGCCGTTGGAACTTCTCCAGCTTCTAATGCGCCAATATCTTTTAATGCCCTACTAATAATGTCGATAGGTTTTGTCATTGAGTAAACTCCACAATATCTCCAACATTTAAACCGCTAATAAATGTAATGGTTGAGGTATTTGTTTCATTGTAATTTAACGTATTAACTTGCTTTGATCCATTTACAAAAACATACAAAGAATTTGATCCCAACAAATAAGTAAATGGTACTGTGCAAACAGTTTGACCTTGAGTCGCTGTTATATATCCTTCTTGACCAGCAGAAGGAAGTCCTTGCAAGTTATCCATGCTCCAAATTTGAACAAAAGCAGCAGTTTGCAATACAAATTTATATGAAACACCGCTTGAAAGCCATATTTCACTTGGAGGTCTGCCAGCAGAATTTAATACAATAGGATTGGAATTTTGAATAGTTCCAGATGCAGATGTATAAGTAGCTTGCGGAGTGGATGTTCCTGCCAAATAGGTGTAAATAAGCCCACCTGACAAAGGAACTCCATCATTATCGAAAAATTGCCATCCTGCGCCACCAATAGGTGAAAGATTAACTGCCATATAAGCTCCTAATTAGGGGTAAAGACTTGAGGCAACCAAGGCGCAACAACAGAATCTTGCTTATTTAGCTCATTTAACTGTTCTTCTAACCTAGATTTTATAAGGTTTATGCTATCTTTCATAGTTTCTTGTTCAATCCAAAAAGCTACCATTTCTTCTGTAACATCAGAAAATGGTACTTTTAGTGTTGGATTAGCAAACCACCAGTTTCCTTCAGTTTCTACAATTTGATCTTGATCAGAAAGTTCCACTTTGTATTTGGCATGAGTAATCAAACCATCAATAGCTGATACATCAAGAATTGACCATTTATAGTTCATAACTTTGCCTTTTGTTCGGTATAGAGCAGTTGGGTCATTATTTAGAAACTTATTTCAATAAATTTACAAGTAAGGCTAAAGTTTGTTGCGGCTGTACTTTGTATTATTAAGCTTGCATTGCTGCCAGTTGCACTAGCTTTATAAGTAATAGTGTTAAAGCCAGCAACAAGCGCTGTTGGGCCGTAATCAAACCCTCCACCGCTACCATTATAAATACCTAAATTTGGTAATTGACCACTATTTAAAGTTACAAAAACAGTTACTTGATAATATTTATTAGCGACTGTACTAAATGTTGCTGTTTGCCCTGATACAGTTCCACTTGCACTTATAGCACTAGTAATAACTGATTTTGAACTTGTAAAAGTAGCATAGCTATTATTTGACCAAGAAGTTACGGAGTTAATATTTGGTACAGTATAAGTATTTATGCCCACATAATCTTGAGGTGGGCTAGTGTTTAATTGATAGATAATATTACTTGTATAAGCATTGCGAACACCTGTTCCATCATCTTGAAAACCAGTATTTTGTGGCGTTCCATTAGGGCCTAATCCAATTAATTGCCCTGTAGTGTTTGCAATAAACTGTATATTAGAACAAGTATTTGTAGTGGAAAAACCAACACTATTGTCTTGGTTTACGTTACCCATGACAATGCCATAAGAACAACTATATAACAAAGTTCCATAAGACGGCTGTGATGGAGTCAATGCTGTTGTGCCAGCGTATTCACCTTCAGATTCATAAATATCATTGTTAGTAATAAAAAAGTCTTGGCAATTATTTAAATAAATTTGCCCTGTTGCGTTGTTATATATATTTGCTCCGCTTGCTGGGGCTGTACCATTCCAACGATTGCCAGCAGATAACCAGTTATCAGTAATATGTACTTGTTGATAGCCTTGAACATAAATACCCCAGTTGTAAATAAAATCAATGTCGTTATCAACAATCCAAATAACATTATTTTCAAAAGCCGTTGGGTTAGCATAAGCATAAATACCATATCCAATACCACGAGTTATATAGTTATTTGAAATTATGTTAGCTGGGGAATTGTAAACATACAATAAAGCCAAACCAGCAAATAAATCACTACTTGCTTGAATGATGTTGTTATCAACAGTATGCTCACCACCACCGCTTAAAGAAATACCAATATAAGAATGGGTTTCGCAAATAACCCTACATTTTTCAATAGTATTTCTAATGCCACCAGCTATTTGAATACCTAATGCAAATTGATTTGTAATAACATTTGAAATTAAGCAATAGGAATTAAAAGATTTAATAGCAACAGTATCTGAAGTAGAAGGCGTTGTGGATAAAACACCGCATTGAAACTTCATATCTTTAATAGATACATGGTCGGCAGTAACGCTAAACATAATAATTGACGCAGTATTACTTGTAATTTGTGTTTTTAATGCTCCTGCGCCTTGCAAGATTTGACCTGCTGTTGAAATTGTTACCGCACCGCAAAGGTAATTTCCAGAAGGAAAATAAACAATACTGTTTCCACTATTAAGAGCATTTTGAATGGCATTTGTATCATCTGCTACGCCATCGCCAACCGCACCAAAATCTTTAATAGAAACAATTTCTGATAATTTTTGATTTATTGGTCTATTGATAGCTCCTGTTGGAGTTGTTCCACCATTCATTAAATCAAATTTTGGTATTAAAGTAGTCATAATTTGCCTTATGTAATATTTGCAGCTTTAAGTCTTGTTCTAAGTGATTGAAGTTCAGCTACTATATTAGCGATTATTTCAGCCGTAGATGTATCAATTGATTGATAAACAGGTTTTCCATTTAAATCTATTTCATCTTTTTTGCCAGATACACTAGTTGGGGAAGTAATTTGTAGCTCGTCTGCAATAAAACCAGTTGCCTGTGAACCATCTAAATCCCAAGTGTATGTTCTTGGCAATAATGAATCAATAAATTCTCCGCTTGTAGTCAATGAAGCAATATTTGATTTAAGCCTTCTATCTGATACTGATGTATAAGTTGTTACTAAATTTGTATTTTGAATACCACCAGTTAAAGTTAAGTTACGATATATCGCCATCACATATTGCGATGCTGAACCTGTGTCCGTATTATTTGCGGCAAAACATTGTGAACCAGAGCCATTTGCGGCCGAAGCTACATAAGCGCTGCCACCAAATTGAGAAGTTGTACCAACCATCAATCTACCACTAGTATCAAATCGCCCTGCTTCACCGCCTGAACTATAAAAGGTAAGGAAATAATTAGTACGCACACCGCCTATTTGAACTTCACCTGTATTTAAATTACTTGTAAAGTTAGCAACAGAATAAGGGCCGCCTCCACCTGTATAAATATGATTTATACCGCCTGTTCCTGAAGAAATACCAACAGATAGCGTAATTGTAGGACTTGATGTACCAACGCCTAATTGAGTTCCACTAAAATAAAAATTAGAGCTGCTACTAAAAGCACTTGTACCATTGCCATAAGGAATGTAACCAGCAGTAAGTGTAGTTAATCCTGTACCACCATAAGCAACGCCAATAGTTCCTACATCACCTGAACCTAATAAACTTACACCGCTTACTGTTTTAATGTTTGTACCGCTTACTAAAGCAGCCTGTTTACCATTAAAAGTAGTCCAATCTGCGCTTGTAAGATAACCATTTACGCTAGTTGTGGCAGCAGCCATGCTAATTGTTGGAGTAGTACCACCACTAGAAACAACAGGAGCAGTACCAGTTACAGAAGTTACTGTTCCTAAATTGCCTGTTAAAGCTACACCATTGGCACTTAAAACACCAGTAGAAGGCACAAAACTAAGCTTTGTAGAGCTAGTAGTTATTGGTAAATTGCCAGTAGTTGTAGATACTAGCGTTGGATACCAAGTAGCAACAGAGCTTGTATTGTCAGTTACGGCTACGTTTGTAGCATTTGTGGCAGTTGTAGCTGTTGTTGCGCTTGAAGCAGAACCGCTAATATTAACTGCTAAAGAGGTAATTGAACCACTTGCAGCGTTTAAAAGAACAGCAGTAGTTCCAATATATAGCGTTGAATTGCCTAAAACTGCACTAGGAATAGTTCCTGTTAGATTTCCAGCAGTAAGGCTTGTAAGGCTTGCTCCTGATCCACTAAATCCTGTAGCTGTCAATACTCCAGTAGAAGGATTGTATTGATATTTGGTAGAGCTAGTATAAGAAGTAGCCAGGTTTCCAGCAGTTTGATTAGCAAATAATGGATAACGAGTGGCATTAGTTGTAGTGTCATCCGTTACAGTTGCATAAGCTGTTGGAGTAGCCCAAGTAGGAGTGCTAGTGCCATTAGAGGTTAAAACTTGACCAGTTGTGCCTAAAGCAGTAAATCCAGTTACACCAACAGCAGATTGCCAAGGAATAGAACCAGCTACTCCACCAGCTAAATAAGTCGCATTAGTAGCGTTTGTGGCAGATCCTACAGATAAAGTGGATTGAGCTACATATTGAGGAGCAGATGCGCCAGCCGTCAATACATAATTTGTAGTACCTAAAGCTAGAAAAGAAGTAACTCCTGCACTTGTTTGATAATGCAATGCTCCTGCTGTACCGCCAGCCACATTTGTAGCACTTGCAGCCAAAGTAGCTGAAGCGACTGCACCGCTAACAATAGAACCTA